TTTTTGTTCTGTTGAGTTACCACTTTGTTTTTAAAGTATACTGCTCTACGCAACATACTGATAAAACCGTCTATGCCCGCAAGTTGATTAGCAACAGCTATGCGAGCATTATTATCTACTTCGTTATGCATCTTGATATCTGCAAGTGCATCAGTCATTTCAAATTTGTATTGATGCACAAACATTGCAAACTCTCTATTTGTCAACAAGTTTTCTGCTTGTGTGCCCCAAACCTTGAGTTTGTCTATTTGGCTGGGCGTCATCTTTTTAATGTTGTTCAAGTCCACCCGAGGGCGGGCATTGAACGCATCAATTACGTCTTGATCAATCATTTCAATTCCAATCTAAAGTTATTTAGTTGTTAGAAAGCACGTGCCTTGTGTTCACCAACTAAACTAAAACCATCCAATTGCATTTTTGCACTATTACCTGCAACATCTGCTTGAATTTGTTGTGCACGTGCCATGTCAACTTGTGCGCCTGCTTGTTTTTGTTGTATTTCTGCAGCTGTCTTTGGATCAGGTTGTTTTTGTGCAGCAGCTTGTTGTGATTGTTTAACCATGTCCATGACTTCTTGGCTAGTTGGCAAATAAACATCTGCTTCTTTAACACCCAATGTGTATAACATATCTTCGTAAGGCTTACGAATTTTCTTAAATGCAGCAGGCGTCAATGCTCCAGTTGCAACACCGGCAGCAATTTCTTGTGCCAGTTGTTGTTGTGCTTGTTTGATAATTTGACTGCGTTGTAAACTGTTTTCTTCGCTCTTCATACCTAGTGCAAGATCAATATGTATGGTTTTACGTTCGTTAAAGTTCATGTCATCAAAACTTTTGTAATCCATAAACTCGGCTTTGCCTTCAGGGTGGAATTGTTGTGCCAGTTTCTTTACACCATAGTCATCCCCAAATGCAATTAGAGTGCGCCATATCAACCAAATTGCATCTTTAAGTCCTTCGGCACAATTCTTTACAGTATTGTCTTGAATAATTTGATTTGGACTTAGTGCTAGGTTTAATTTTGCTCCGCTATTGCCTGGATCCATTATTTCGGGGTTGAACACGTCTTGTGGACTTGTCATTCCCACCATGGCCATTGAATCTTGTTGCATACGGCTCATGGTATTGTCTAAGAATGTGGGATTGCCTTGTGGAATAGGCATTGCGTAAATGTCTGTTTGTGGATTAAACTTGCTGTCTAAAATAAAGATTGCTGCTTCGCCATCTTGTATTTCTTCAAAGTCTACTCGATCAGGTTTAACACCTATACGTGGTGTTGATTGTAATAGGCCAGTTAGCAATTCTGCTCTATAACCTGACGTCATGTATTCTTGTTGTGGAACAACGCTTTCGCCAATGGCAAAACCATAAAAGTTTTGTGCTAGAGGTTTTGGAACCATGTTAGCAACTGGAATAAATTCTACTTCACGTGCAGCAATAACATATTGTCCAGAATAAATTAATTCAATAAGTTCCAACTCTCCATCATTGTCAATATCGTAACGATTCCAAACAGTAAGCACAGTAACTTGTCTTGCTTCAGGTTCTTGCGCTGAATATCCTTGAGCAGGAAGGCCATTAATTGGCACACTATCACGAGCGTGCAAAGCCAAATTGTTAAGGAGTGATCCAGCTTGATATGAACCAACGTTGGAATATTCGGCATAAACTTTAAACTCCTCTAAGTCAATATCAGGATACAATTCATAAGCTTCTTGAATTGACATAGGCTTGTAAAAACCGCAGAATGGTTGTTCTTGAATTTCAATAACTGTGGGATCACACATCCAATAGTGTTGTGCGATGGGTCTAAATTTAACGTTTAAGTTGTAACCAGTTAATTTATATTTGGCATCATAAATTGTGTTGCGTCTAATGCTATCACGCAATTGACTTTCGCCATCAGTTAATTCAATACTGTCGGGTGCTTTTAAATCCAAAGCAGCCAATTCATCTGTGTCTGGATCACTATCAGCAATTGATTTTAAATTATCTAGATGTGTTTGAACTATTTCTTTACGTTGTTGTTCAGGCATGTCTTGGTGAAACTGTGCAGTTTCTTTCATGACCTGATTCATATCCACATGACGTTTGCGTTTGCTATTGCGTTTGGCTTTTAATCCTGCTTCGTTGGCCTGTTGTTCAAATGCACTCAATTGATCTTCAGTTCCCGAAACATCTACATAACGCACAATTTGTTCGCGCATGGGTGCAATCAACATTTCACCATTCTTGTGCAAGCAAGCATCCATTACCCAGTGTTGTAGTATAAAGTGCGGATCGTTGTTTTGATTAATCAGCTTGTGCACCATTTCGGTTGCTTGTCTTGCTGCAACTTCATCATCTTCGTTGTCGGCTACAAATTCAAAATTGATTTCACCGTTTTGTGCAAGCCCTTTTGTAATTACACTGGTTGCATAATCAACCACGGGTTTTACTACAGGATGAATATAATCAAGTCCGTTAACTGGATCTGTGGAGTCTGTAACTGCTAGGTTTAGATAGTGATAATCGGTTACACGATTGATATTGTTCTTTGTTGCCAACAAACGCAAATTTGCTGCACACTTTTGGTCTAACAAGCTCTTCATCTTTACAAAACGAGCCATCATGCCCGAATGTCCGTTAAGATTGCTTATTACGACGTTTTTTAGATCTAACATGTTGTATTTCCAATGGTTATAAGATATTTAGCGTCACATCACTCCGCCTTCAGCGCTCCAACTGCGTTTCCAAACAGGCCGATCGGTTTGATTTTGTTTGGCTGCTTTCCAAACCCGCATGTTGTGTTTGGCCGCTGCCATTCTTTGTTGTGGACTGCGATTATCCCAAGGTTCAGCGATACCATTTAAACATCCCAGCAAGGCATAACGTGCACTATCAATACAATCATCAGGATCTGAGAATCGGCCCTTTTCGTCCACGTAGTAATTTTGTGCTTCACGCAAAAACTCCACACAATTTTCATTTACGTGCAATGTGGCCAGCTCCAGCATTTGACGCATGACGTTTATACCAAAGCTCTTGTGGTTGGTTGTGCGTCCTTGATCATCAGCAGGATTCATAATTGCATCGGGATGAACATTTAGTTCATAGCTTTCAAACAGCTCCCGAATACTTTGACTGTTCATTGTGTATCGTCCTTGTGTGCCTGCATCAGCTGGAAGCACAATAGGTGTGCCAAAGACTTCGGGTCGCATGAGGTGATTAATATAGTTTATTGGATTGGCCTCTTCGGTTCCTTTAACAACAATTTGTTTATCTAACCAGGCTTCTTGTTCGTGTGGCATCCAATACATTAATGAAATAACAGTTTTGTCATTAACTAGGCCCAAGTCAAGAGCAATAACTCTATGTATGCCGGTAATGTTTCTAAAATCGTAATCGCCAGTTCGATATATGGGCCATGTGCGTATTTGAAACACAGCACCTTTACCCATAACTGGCACACCATTGCGGCGTGCATCACGTTCGTGTGGCAAATAGTCGCGTTCTAGTTGTTGTCTAGTATGTTGTAATAAAAAAGGTTCGCCCCAAGGATCATATTCGGGCACATCATCCCACGATACTCTAATGTGGTCATACCCCGTTTCATGATGCCAGAATTTTGACACAAGCCCATTTAGACCCTTCAATGGCGTAAACGAGCATAACACTTGTCCTTGCGTTGTGGCTGTTCGTGTAACAATTTCTGAGAAGAAATCGTCGGGTGGTTGTTCATCAAATACTGCAAGGTTCAATTTAAAACCCTGCATTTGCCTAACTTCTTGTGTGTAGTTGGCAAATAACAAATAACTGTTGGCTCCACTTGTGTGTTTAACTTCTACACCTATACAGTTGGCACCATCACCACGCATGGTGGCAGTAACAATGCAATCACGTGGTATAGCACCACTGCCAATGCTTTCTTTGATCTTGACATCGTTGGTGCCTAATAATTCATTTTGCAATACCAAGGCCACTTGACTCCAACCCTCACCTGCCACCATGGCAGTTACTGGTTTGTCAAAGCGTTTGCCATCCCACCAAGCGGGGTATTGTCCAGTAAGGTGCATGGCAGTTTCAAAACAAGTGGAGACCGTTTTACCAATTCGGTTTGCGGCCAGGATGCCGCGACGTTCACTATGCCCAGTTCTAAAAAACTTGCGCTGATGTTCAAATGGTCTAAAGTATCGGAGTTGGTTGTAGCGCATGTCTTCTTGCACTGAAAATACCAATTCCTCAAACTGTTGTCTAACAGTAAAAGGCATGTGTGCAAGATTGTCAATGGCTAGTTTATTTTCATCGCATACGTAACGTATCGCGCGACGCATCAGCAATGCGTTGTCTAACATTAGAAACCTTTTCTAATTTCGTTAAGGTTACGGGCAGCTTCAGCGAGATCGCATAATTCAGCTGTGCCCATAAGCCAAGTAGTAGGATCACTGACATCACAACCTTGGCGCTTGTCAAGTCCTGCCTGCAAGCGTTCCATAAGTAGCCTAAGGCAATGTTCAACTTGTCCAGGATATTTTTCAGCAAAAGCCTCACGATGAATCCTATTTACTTTTTGCAGTATGCGTGTGTCAGCAACCAGTGTTTCTTGTTTTGCATTCATTACATTAACGCCAAGCGGTCCTCGATGTGTGGCCAATTGATGATTTTCCAAATGTTGTCAATATATCGTTCTTTGTCCCATCGGTAATCCAGGGCCCAAGCGTGTTCCCACCAATCAATTAACAACACAATGTCATTGCGTATTTCATGATTGTGTATAACTTTGATATTACCATCTAGTGCAAGATAGATCCAACCTGAACCTTGTATCTTCATGGCTTCATCTCGCATTATGGCCTTTAACCCAGTTAAACTTTTAAAATGTTTTCGTATAAGATCTTGCGTTAGCTCACCAGGTTCACCACCCGCACCAGGTTTGCAAAACTGTGTAAAGAAAATGTCGTGTAAGAAAGCACCGGCTTCGTTAAAACGTTTTGATTTGCCTGCATTGAAGTTATCCACATAACGCCGATACAAATGTGTATAATGATAGTCCAGGGTCTCTGGCGACATTACAGGCTCAAGCGCAGTTTTGCCATAAGGCA